ATCCTCTGGTTCTACGACATATACTACGTCGTATGATCTTAAGAGGGCTTCTGGTTCAAGTAATCCTGGGTGGCAATCTCGTATTTTAGAGGGGCAATTTGTTGCTTCTCCTTATACTTCAATTGTTAAAACAGCTACTGAGGTGAGCACGTTTGGGTATTGGTTTTATTCAACAATACCGCACCAACCGGGCCCTTTCGTATATACTGGTTTCAGAGACGATCCATGTGGTTGTTCTCGTTCTATTGCATTACCTCCTGCTGATATTTTATCAGAAGTTGATACTGAAGCTCGCCAGAAAATACTTATGGCACTTCAGGATGAAAGACCGTCTATTGATAGTCTTCCGTATATAACAGAATGGAAACAAACGCGTGTGTTACATAAGCAAGTTGGTGAGTCTTTAATTAACGTCATTAAAGACGCTATACAGCTAATTGTTAGCCGTGGACTCAACCCTAATGCTTGGCGCCATCTATGGGCAGATTTATCTGCATTATATTTAGCTTGGTTCTTTGCTATTAAGCCAACTCTTGGCGATTGTAAAAAGTTAGCTGAACGTTTAGCGAGCGAGAATTACCCAATGGGTCTTCATTCGATAAGCGCGAAAGCTTCATACGATTGGAATCAGCCGACTGCACTAAATGACGTTACACTTAACACTGGGAATACAACTAATGTTTCTATAAAGAGACAAATAGTTACTCAATGTTCTGTTAAAGTCAGATATGTAGTTTTAGTTTCACTCATTCCTGAAAAGGATGGGCGTCCTAATTTGGCCTTCACATCGTGTAGTGCAATTCTAGATACATTTAATGCGTTAAGCATAAAAGGTATCTTATCTAACGTTTGGGAAGTTATTCCTTTTTCTTGGGCAATTGATTATTTTTGTCAAGTGTCTGATATGTGGAATCACGATCTCAAAATTCTTTACGGAGTAAAAGGTTGTGTTAAAACAACTGTTTACCAAACTGACTACACATCAACGCATCGTGTCATTAATAACAATCCGACCCTTGTTACGGGTCTTGTTAGTCCTGGCATGTATACGCTCCGTGTTAAGTCTGTTGTCCGGGAAGTAGTAGATCTCTCGTTTTCACCAGAGTTCTATGCTTTACCAGGCATGTCCGTTTCTGCTGGATGGAAGCAACTAACTTATTTGTTAGCAGTTTACGCGCAGCTTAGACGTCCTTCTTTTCATAATCACAACCGTTAAAGGTAACTCAATGAGTATTTCTCTTACAGCTGGACAAGTTGTAACCGGTAGCGCCCAAACGGGCCTAACGTCTCCAACATATACTTTAGCCGCTGATATTGCACCCACAATTTATGGGAAACAATTTGCAGTTAGTGCTTTGGGTGGTACACAAGCGAATGTAGAAATACATTCCGCAAGTAAGCCATTCACTGTGACGATAGTTCGTCCTGCCAGTCTGAAAGCTATTGGAAGTGTTAATCCTATTACAGGTCTCATTATGGGATCTGTACCAAAGAACACATACAAAATCATCGTACGTAAAGGTGCTGACATACTAGTTAATAATCCTAGTCAGTTAGCATCTGCAACGTTGACGATTTCAGTACCTGCGGGTGCCGATACAGAAGGTTCTGGTAACGATATTCGTGCCATGACTTCTTTCTTGATTGGTATACTCCAAAATCAAAGTGCTGGCCTTGGTGATTTATTCGCTACAGGTTTGTTATAATATTTCCTCATTTTAAGGACTGGATATGTTTTCTGAACTATCGCAATCGATTGAAAAAGACCTCTGTTTGGCTTATTCGCCAGCAGCTGCGCGTTTACGTAACCGTTATTCTAAGAAGTTTAAAATTTCTGGGAGTACGGTTACACGGGATGTTGCTCTAGAGAAATTTAAGGCTGATATACTCCGTGTTGGTGAATTTAAAAATACTCTTACAAATGAAGAAATTTCAAATGCGAGACATTTTATTTTTGAAACCCTAACGAGCGGTTGTCGACGTGTACATACATGTTATAATACAACTTTTTGGCCTCAACAGGTGGTTCCTTTGGACATCTTCCGCCATCCTGAATTCTTAGGATTCGGTAAAGGTGCGTCAAGTGGATCGTCACTTAGCCATATATTGGATAAGTTAGTTACTAAAAATGTAACTTACACAAAGTCTGTATTACCCCTCATACCCTTTTTGAAAGTATATTCACGTGAATTTTATACTTGTATAACAAGTGATTTTCATATGTATACCGAGTGTGAGGGCAGTCGTATTACTACTGTACCCAAGGATAACAAAACAGATCGCGTCATAGCGTGTGAACCCACTATTAATATGTGGTTTCAACTTGCTTTTGGACGTTTTATCGAAGAATCTCTTACGTCGGTGGGTTTAAATATTAGAACTCAACAACCAAAGAACCAAGAGAAGGCAAGACGCGGTTCGTTATTTAACGAACAATGGCTTGACCCCTTTTGTACGATTGATCTATCTTCAGCAAGTGACTCTATTTCCATAGAGTTGATGGAATTATTATTTCCATCAGAATTTGTTGAAGTGATCCAGATGTTACGATCTCCGTCTGCTTTAATAAATAAAGAAAATTACACATTGCCTATGGTTTCGACTATGGGTAATGGTTTTACATTCCCGTTACTTACATTAGTTTCAGCTGCTCTTGTTTATGCAGCTAATCCTAATGCACGGGGAGGTCATCTAAATTGGCAGCATAATGCTGTTTTTGGAGATGATATTATTGTAAGACGTAGTGTTTATTCTTTAACTTGTGATCTACTCGTGAGAGCAGGTTTCTTAGTTAATAAGTCTAAAAGCTATTGTAGTGGCCTTTTTCGCGAAAGTTGTGGAGGTGATTATTACGATGGAGAGTTCATTACTCCATTTTATATCACAGACCTTACAACTTTTACGGACCTCCGTATAGCCCTTAACCAGGCTTTGGAATGGTCTACAAGACATCATGTCTTGGAGAACACAATTAAGTATTTAATGGCGAAGCTTCCTAAAGCTGAACGACCATTAGTGCCAATGTGTTTTTCTTATGAGTCGGGTATCCTTTTCCCCACTTCTGAAAAACGTTCTAAGGTCACCTTTTTCCAAAGGTGCGTTAAGCCGAAAAAGTTTTCTGGACGTTCTGGTTTCAAAACTTGGGCTTATTTAGCCGGTTTTTTAACCTCAACAAGCAGCTCTACCGTTTTAAAAGAAGCTCTTTTACAAGATGCTTCTGAAAATAGTTCGAGTAACTTTTCAGATATCTATATAACGCGTGAATGTTCATCCACTTATAAACGTCGAGGTTTCGCGTATCCTTTTCCTTGGGATACATTAAAAGAAACCCGCGATAGTGAATGGTGGGATCGGCCTAAGTATATACCTACTGGTTATACTTTTACACGATATCACAAGCACCGCTGGACTGAAATCGTTTGTGTATTAATAAATACATAAAGGAATTCCAGCCGCAACGAAATCCCGT